TGAAGCGTGTAAAATTGTAGGATACAACACAACACAACATGCCACGAGAAACATGACTATAGCATTACAGTTTGGTCGTAACACTGAGGAAGAGGAGTCTCGATTACAGGCTGGGCTTTTTCTTCTTAGAAGATGGAAGAAATACCAACAAGCCTGTTCTGACTACAGAGATAACAAATTTAGGAGAGCCGTATGAATATCGAAAACATAATAGTAAACAATATAAAAGAACTACGCACTGGAGCTTGGACTTTAGATGTAGTTGAAAACAACAAGACTATATGTGAAGCAAGCAACTCTGGGAGGGGAGGATGTAACGATTACTCTGCGAACAATCCCTCTCGGCTTGAAGAACTTAAAAAGTATTTTGATGGTCGGGTTGGGCAGGCCGAGGGTTTAGACTCCGTTCTTTCCTGCGCAGAAGAAGGTGACACACTAGATGTTGCTTTAGAAAAACTAGAAGATTTCTATGCAGAATTTTTTAAATAAAGGAGAATCACTATGAAGACTATGAAAGATTACAATGGAAATACTATAGAAGTTTATCAAGACAAAGATATAAAAGATATCAGTCATTATATTTCAGCGGCTGATCGTATGTGGCATAAAGAATGGGAGTTACAAGGGGAAAAAGATGAAGGGTCATGCTGTCTAGGTAAGGCCATTCAACTTTACTATATCCCTCCAAGAGCAAGAAACTACAAAAAGAAATCAATCATACAATCACCACCAACCCAGGGAAATATATCTGCATCTCAAAGTGTGCAACCTGCGCTTGACTTCCTAAAATCAATGGGTGTCGAGGCATTCTATTACGATGGCATAATGGATTAAAATATTAAACCAAACACAGGAGGACTACATGGATAAAGACTACGGAGATTTTAATTTAACTGCTGAAATAATTTTTAAAGAAATAAAAGACACACCTAACCTCGAAAGGTTGAAAAATTTCTGGACAATAAATCATAGAAATACAGAAGATGATGGAGATCATTACCCTAGCAAGGAACAAACCTTAAACCTAAGAGGTTTAAAGAAAGCGTGTCCAGAATTGTATGCGGATATGATTAGGGCATTCCAAATGAAAGCTAAAGAATTTCCTACAGAAAGCAAGAATGATCTGTACCGGGAGGTTTCTAACCTTAAAGACCAAATAAAAATATTAGAGAATAAAATTAACTCAATTTAAAATATTAATCACTCAAAGAAAGGGAAAGAAATATGCCTAACATTACAACCAACTCTGTACTATTTTCTGGTACTGAAGAAGAGATTCAATCTATTGAAAAGGTTTTCTTGGATGATGGTAAAGTAACATTCAATAAAATTATTCCACAACCTGAAGATCTTTTCTTAGGAAACTTAGGTGATAAAGAATATGAAAAATATGGAGAATACAATTGGTATGATTGGAACTGTGAAAATTGGGGAACTAAATGGGATGCTTTTGAATCTCATGCTGAAGTATCAGAAGACAAAACTGCTTTAGCAGTTGATTTTGAAACAGCCTGGGCAGCACCCATCCCAGTAGCAAAGAAACTCAAGGAACTATTTCCATCTGTAATAATTGATTGGACATATCATTGTGAGTTTGATGATCAACATCACGATTTATTTGAAGAAGATCTCGTATAAACCAACTAAAAGGAGAACGAAATGTCAGAAGCAAGCATACTTAGAAAAGAAATAAACAAACTTAAGAGATGCATAAGAGAAAAAAATAAAATCATATCAAACCTTCAATCTGAAAAAGAAAGTAATGATTACTACTGTTTGTTTCAACAAACATCTGAAGCCTTAAAACATTCTAAATTAAATTAAAGGAGAGAGACTATGGGTTACACAAATTATTGGACACAGCATAAAGATATTTCACGGCATGACTGGATGGAAATTCAGAAAGAAGTCGAGTACCTGATGGAATACATGGGTAAAGACTCCGCAGGTGCAGGGACACATAAAATCGAAGTAGTTCGAAACAATTCGGATCATATTTCTATAAATGGCATAGGTGACAATGCGCATGAGTATTTTTCAATCGAAAGACAAAAATTTAAGGATGGTTTTAATTGTTGTAAGACAAACAGAAAACCATATGACCTTGCAGTATGGCATATGCTTACGTACATGAGACACCTTCTTGGCAAAGACATTGAAATTAGCAGAGACAGATAGGAGAGTATTATGAAAGGACTACAACCACTGTCATACATACTTGTTAAAACTTTAATTGGTGATGATGGATATTATAAAGTAGACAGACAAGACGGGGGACCCCCTGTTGGTTCATATAAAAAAAGAAAAAGATTAAAAGGCTTAGATCTTTTGCTTGATTTAGAAATAGCAAATATAGTGATATACGATTCTAAAAAGAAATATTTAGGTTTTATTTCCTGGAACAGTTGGAATGAGGGTGATGAAAGAGTAAATAATTACAGCATCTGGTTCGATGAACACTGGGGGGAGTTCGGAGCAACAGCAAAGTCTCCCTTCAAATCAATTGATGAATTGTGTAGTGACTGGAATTACAGATGGGAAGAACTTTAACAAAGGAGAGGGTTATGAAACAAGTAAAAATAAAATGTTTTAATTGTGGAAAGATTGATACAGCAGAAAAGTTTAAATGTTTAACAACTCCTACAACTGACAGTGATGATAAACTAGAAGATGAACCACAAATGATAGATGTAGAATGGAAATGCATATGTGGATCGTTAGCATATAAAGTTTTAAGGGAGGAAGTATGACTTTATTATTAAGGTTAAGCGACAGAGATATGGCTAAAGCTGCACAGGCAGGAGCCTTTCGCTCACAGCTTGCAAGGGCTTCTGGAGTGGGCAACCAAAAAATAGATCTTAATCGTTCTGATAGCGATATAGATATTGACGGCATCAAATCAGAGATGGCAGTAGCCAAAGTATTTGAATTAGAATATGACCCGTTTCATTTTGGAGTAGACACAGGTGTTGATCTCTGGTCAGGAGACATATCCATTGATGTCAAATCAACGAGACATGATAATGGTCATCTTATTTTTAAAAATACTGATGCCTTCAAATCACATGTAGCAATATTATGTATCGTAAAAGGCATTACTGTTAGGGTCTGTGGAGGTATCGAGAGGGTATCGTTTAAAAAGAATCATAAAAGAATAAAATTTAATTCTAATTACCCCTCATGCCCGGCTGTCACACAAGAAGAACTTCAACCAGTAGAAGATATGTGGAGACTGATGATCAAATCTAAATTTGCTAGAGAAGGAACAGGTTTATATGATTATAAATCTTTTCCTTTTGTAGATAAGAAAGGATAAATAATGTGGATAATACCAAAGAATCTATCAGACATCTGTCCCTCTGTTCAGGATACGGAGGGATCGACCTTGGACTCAGAAGAGTTCTGCCAGAGTGCCGAACAATTGCTTATGTGGAGATCGAAACCTTCGCAATACAAAACTTGGTTAACAAGATTGAAACGGAACAAATGGATGCAGCACCTATTCACACGAACCTTAAAACATTCCCGTTCAGAAAGTTTCGAGGATGTGTGGACATCTTATCTGGGGGATTCCCCTGCCAACCTTTCTCAAATGCTGGAACAAAGCAATCAACAGAAGACCCTCGGCATCTCTTCCCCTATATCCTCGAAGGAATCAGAGAGTGCCGACCCTCAGTTGTCTTTCTTGAGAATGTCGAAGGAATTATCTCAAGCAAAACCAAAGACGGAGAACCCGTTCTCAAGTATGTCCTCAGAAGCCTGGAAGAAGTGGGTTACAGAGCAACGGCAGGAGTATTCTCAGCGTCTGAAATTGGCGCACCTCACCAGAGAAAACGAGTCTTTATCATGGCCGACCGCACGAACATCAGATGCGGAGGGAGGTCCAATCCAAACGGAACTATCGGATCAGGGCTTCAGATCGAAGAGACACAAGTCGGATCAATGGTTCGGAGCCAAACTTCGGGATGCAGTGGAGACTTACGAGAACTGGCCGACACCACGAGCAACCAAGATGGAGGGATCGACAAGCAAAGATTACGGGAACTGCCTATTGGAAACAGTCAAGGAAAACTGGCCGACCCCAACATCCAGGGATTGGAAAGGAAGTTACAAACCAGAGTCGATGATCAGAAAGGATGGGAAGAGTCGGATGGATGCACTACCTCAGATGGCAGAGTACGATCCGACAACATGGCCGACACCAGCGACAAGGGATTACAAGGGAGCCAACGGATTAGAGTCTACCCAGAAAAAGATACGGGAAGGGAAGAGAGCCAACATGGGTCAATTGCCCAATGCTATCATGATTGTTGGCCATCAAGACCCAACATCCCCCAATACGAATGGGAAGAACCCCGTGTCTTTGAAGCTAAATCCAAACTGGGTGGAGCAATTGATGGGTCTGCCAGTAGGGTGGACTCAAATCAAAACAGAACAGACAGATTAAGGTTGCTTGGTAATGGTGTTGTGCCGGGTGTAGCTGAGAAAGCCTTCAAGGTTTTATTTAAAAAATTAAATCATTAGGAGAAAAGATATGACAGACAAATCAGAAGAAGAACAAGAAGAAGAAGCAGAAATTTCTTTAAATTCAGCAGGACATTTATGTGAAGATTTAATAAATTTTATAGAGGAACAAACTATAAACATGCCACCAGAGCATCATGAAAAAGTAAAACTATTTGCTTGTTTGATGGGTTCTGCTCTTTATCATAAAGCTATTATTAAGGATTTAAACGATGACATAAAAGAAAAAAATCTTGATGAAGCTGTATATGAATTACTAAATCAATTTATAAACGACCCAGACATAGAACTATTTAACCACGTAAAACATTAGGAGAAAAGATATGAGTAATTTATTTTCTGTAAATCAAAGCGAAGAACTAGAGCAAGCAGTACGTGATGCTTTGGATCAAGTGGAAAAAAAGTTTGGTGTTACATTTAATTTTAAGAAGAAGAGGAGAGTTAAGAGTAAAACTTTTACATTAAATATAGAGGCTGTTAAATCTATTAATGAATGTAATGTGGATTACCTGTCTAAAGATTATGTAGATCACTGCGAAAACTTTAACTTGAAAAGATCTTGGCTCTGGAAAGATTTTATATTAGATGACAAATTCTACAAGATAATTGGGTTGATTAAAAACAATAAGGAGAATCCTTTAGTTGTTTTAACTGAAGACAACGAAAGAAATAAGATGCCACATATATATGCCATTGAATACTTCTTGGCAAACCCGGTTAAACCTCACCTTACTGTTATTTGTAACAATAATTAAGGAAAGATTATGACATATATGTCAATTATAAATTTATTTATTGCTGCTTTAATATGCCTTTCTCCAGCTATCATTCCTTTGATTGCACTAAGAAAAAAAATACATCTATATCCTACAGCGATGGCCGTTTGCTGGACCATGTTTATAATAATATTGTTCTTTACTTTCTTCCTGTGAAATATATCTCTAGCGTAAGACCATTGTTACTAAACACTAAAGGCTCCTTTTGTAGGAGCCTCATCTTCACCAAACTATAACGTCATAAGATAGTACAAACTCAGTACCATATTTTTATACATATGTCAATAATACGAGGGCATTTATAATTAGAGTTATAGATTTATTTTAATTCTATAACTCTTTATAGCAACAGAAGCGTCAATAAAATTACTGTTGTATATTTTCTTTGCTAACTCTAAAGGATCTATATCTAATTCAGACCAGAATATTTTCTCACCTATGTTGTGCTGTTGAGTATGATGCTCTCGGCACAAAGGAAGAACCCTATCATCAGGAGGCTTTATACCTGTGCCATTGAAACCTATTCTTATATGAGCAGCATCACACGGGGACTTAAAGCAAACAACACAAGGGAGCCTCCTGATTTGTTTTAACCAAGAGTTATCCCTTAGTGGTTTGTTTTTTAAGAGAATTTTTCTATTCCAATTACTTCATAGACTTCGTTAAGCAAAACATTCTTCTCCATCCCTGGCCACAATCCTTTAGGGCTGATGATAAAGTCTATAGCTCTATCAAGAAATGCATTAAATCC